TTTATTGGGGAACAATACGTAAAGCAATCGTTGCGTTTGGTAATATGTTTAATAATATTACCATACAAAGAGTAGATGCTGATGGCAATGTAGTGCAACTACAAAAAGTACCGCTGTCATATTCACCTAAACAAAAATTCTTGACTAAGATAAGACAACAACCTAATGTAGACGTTCAGAACGTACAAGTTCTATTGCCTAGAATGGGATTTGAAATGATTTCGTTGGACTATGATCCTAACAGAAAAATAAGTCCAATACAACAATCAAGAACAATTAATAGTTCAACTGCAGCAAACGCACAATATGCTCCTACCCCGTATAATATAAATGTAATTTTATATGTATATGCAAAAAATCAAGATGATGCACTACAAGTAGTAGAACAAATTCTACCTTATTTTAATCCTGACTATAACTTAACTATTAAAGCTGTACCGCAACTTAACATTAAAAACGATTTGCCTATAATTTTAAGTTCTATAGGATTTGAAGATGATTATGAGGGCGACTTAACTACAAGAAGATCTATTATATGGACATTGAGTTTTGTGATGAAACTTAATTTTTATGGTCCTGTTAGTAAACAAGGTATCATTAAAAAAACAACATCCAATATTTTTAATGATGCAGAGCTCACCTCTCAGCAACAAATAATAACAGTGCAACCCGACCCGGTAACTGCAAATGTAACTGATTCGTTTGGATATATTGAAAACTTTGAAGACTTTTAACTATGAAAAATATAGAAAATTTGAATGATATTTTTAATATCAATCCTATGGATGAAACTGAAAATACAAATTTGCCCTCAATTCCTGAAAATTTAAATGCAACAAAGGCAATGGATCAGGAAGATGATTATCAATTGGCCAGACAAACTATGAGAAAATTGTTGCTAAAGGGTGAAGACACTTTGGAAGAATTAATTAGTTTATCTAAAAATTCTGAGCATCCTAGAAGTTATGAGGTAACAGGGCAATTTATTAAAACCCTATCTGATGTTTCAAAAGATTTATTAGGATTACAGAAACAGGTTAAAGAATTGCAAGCTGACGACCCAGTTCAAATTGGCACTCAAAATAATGTAGTATTTGCTGGTTCTACTAGCGAACTAATGAAATTGTTAGGTAAAAAAGATGACAACATCATCGACCAGTAAAAAATTATCCTACAATGGTAACCCCAATCTAAAACAGATTGGCACGGTTATATCGTATTCTTCGGATCAGGTTAAAGAAATTATAAAATGCAGTCAAGATCCAATTTACTTTATTGAGAACTATTGTAAAATTGTTTCATTAGATAAAGGTTTAATTCCTTTTAAATTATACGATTGCCAAAAAGAAAAAGTAGACATCATACTCAATAATCGCAAAGTTATTCTGATGGAAGGTCGGCAACAAGGTAAGACAATTACTGCCGCTGCTTGTATTCTTTGGTACACGTTATTTCAAGAAAATAAGACAGTTGCCATATTAGCAAATAAATCTTCGGCTGCCAGAGAAGTACTTTCTAGATACGAACTAATGTATGAGATGCTTCCAATATGGATGCAGCAAGGTGTAAAGACATTTAACAAGGGTGACATTGAACTTGAGAATGGTTCTAAAGTATTCACAGCAGCAACAAGCTCATCTGGTATTCGAGGTAAATCTGTAAACTGGTTGTACATTGACGAGGCTGCAATTATTCCTAATAATGTCGCAGAAGATTTCTTTACATCTGTATACCCAACAATTTCTGCAGGTAATACCACAAAGATTCTATTAACATCCACACCGCTTGGTTATAATCACTTCTGGAAATTTTGGAATGAAGCTGAGCAAGGATTGAACGGTTTTGTTCCATTGTTTATTCCATACAGCAAAATTCCTGGTAGAGATGAGAAGTGGGCCGCAGAACAAAAAGCTATGCTGGGCGAACTCAAGTTCAACCAAGAAGTTTTATGTAGATTCCTTGGATCTTCTAATACCCTAGTCAATCCAGACACAATTGGTAGAATGTCGGTTAAGCCCTATATCTATAGTAAAGATGGGCTGGATGTATTTGTGGAACCAGAAGAGGACAAGGTGTATATGCTTGTAGCTGATACATCTAGGGGAGTAGGGGGAGATTACTCAGCATTTACGGTATTGGATATCACAGCATACCCGTATTCCGTAGTTGCCAAGTATAGAAACAACAAGATAAGTCCTTTGCTTTTTCCAAATATAATATATAAAGTAGCAAAAGATTACAACAAAGCATATTGCTTAGTTGAGATTAATGATAACGGTCAACAAGTGGCTGATACATTATACATGGACTTAGAATATGAAAATGTATTCTTTGTCGGAAATAACAGTAAATCGGGACAGTATCTGTCTGGCGGATTTTCAAATGGGGCAACCCTTGGTGTAAGAACAACTAAACAAGTTAAACGATTGGGATGTACATCGTTCAAGAGTTTAGTTGAGGGCACAAAATTACTAATTCATGATCCAGATATTATAAACGAAATTTCTACGTTTATTGAAGTTCGGGGAACACACAAAGCAGACGAGGGATATCATGACGATTTGGTTATGACTCTGGTACTGTTTGCTTGGGCAACTAACGAATCATTTTTTAAAGACCTAACTGATAGCAATTTAAGAAAAGCCCTGTACGAAGAACAATTTAAACAGATTGAAGAAAATCTGACTCCGTTTGGTATTGTTGATAGGGGAGTTCCAGAACACGAAGCTCCAGTAATAACAACTGACGAAATATGGTTTACAGCATCATCCAAATCTCCAGATGAGATTCACGAAATGCAAAGAAAATTCCTTGAAAATGTCTAAATGAACATACTTATAAATAAATAGAAAATCATATTATAGAGCTATCTATAAAATTATCAAGGAGAAGAAGATGGCATTTCAGCTTTCACCTGGCGTTTTAGTTACCGAGGAAGATAAAAGTACGGTTGTTCCCGCGGTAGCAACTTCTGCTGGAGCATTTTCGGGAGCCTTTCAATGGGGACCGGTCGAAAAAGTTACAACCGTAGACACGGAGAGAAATCTTGTAGAACAATTTGGTAATCCAAATGATGATACTGCAGGTTATTTTTTCACAGCGGCAAACTTTTTATCATATGGAAATAATTTAAAATTAGTTAGAGTAGCAGATAAATCTGTTGCAAGAAACGCAGTTTCTACCCCTTCTGGTAGAGTTTCTGGCGTAACAATTACTAATACACCAAATACATTTATAACAGCTGCAGACGTGACAGTTACATTTGCAGCACCTACTAATGGTACCAGAGCATTAGGTAGTGCAGTATTATCAACAACTGGTAGAATTAGTGAAATTAATTTATCGACTTCCGGGTTTGGATATTCTGCCGTACCAACAATTACTTTCGAGGGTGGAAGTGGTTCTGGAGCAACTGCAACTGCTGTATTGGGATCAGGTGGAATTGGAGCTATAAATGTCCAGGATGTGGGGAATAACTATAACAGTTTATCTAACGTAGTAATTCAAAATCAAGTTTCAACAAGTGCTAGCGCAAACTTAGTAATACACTTCAAATTAAAAGATATTCAAATATCCAATCCTGGTTCAAACTTTGGGCCTGCAAACACAGCATGTAATATTAATATTTCTGGTGGCGTATTAGTACCAGGCGGTAGACAAGCAACAGCATACCCTATTATTACAGGTAATATTATTACAGGTTACACAATTACAAATAATGGTAACGGCTACTTAGCTGCACCTAATATTGTGTTAACTCGTTTAGATGGCAACACTGGTACTAGTGCTGTTTTAACTGCTAATTTGGGATACGGTATTATTAACAGTATCAACATCATTAATCCTGGTGCTGGTGGTTATACGTTTACTCCTAATGTTGTTATTAATAAAAATAATCTTTTAGGTGGTGCAACTGCTAACGCAACTGCTAGAATAGAAGCATTGATTGATTCAATTATTGTAACGAACGGTGGATCTGGATACGTAACAAGACCTAATGTAATTATTACTCCTGTACTAGGAGATTCTAATTTTATTAGTAGTAATGCCGCAGCTGTAGCATCTGTCGGACGTACGCTTTCTAGTATTACTATAACAAATGCAGGCGCCGGATATACATCGGTACCAACAGTTACTATTGTAGATTCGCAAAATATTACCGCAACGGGTAATGCAACTGTATCTTTTGGTGCATTATTAATTGAAAATTCAGATGTATATGATAGCGAATATAGCACAGGTGGATTTGGATATGGCGAATTTATTGCTAAATATCCAGGAACATTGGGCAATTCATTAAAAGTATCAGTTGCTGATTCTAATACATTTGCAGGCTGGCAATATGCCAACCAATTCAATTCTGCTCCAGGCACATCGGCTTGGGTTTCTGCTAGAAACGGTTCTGCAGACGAATTACACATAATTGTTCTAGATGCAAATGGAGATTGGACAGGCACTGCTGGTACAGTACTTGAAAAATTCTCATATGT